GTCATTCATGTTTGATAATTTCATATTATCTCCGTATTATTTTGATTCTGATATTGAAGCTCTACGATAATCTGTTACCAGTTTTTTTATCTCTCCAATATGTTTTCTTGCTCTACCGCCTGCTGCCTTGTTACCTTTTTCAGCATGTACTGCGTGATTTAGATCAAATTCCTCAAAGTGTTCTTTGATTTTTGCGTGTAGTTCTTTAACTGTTGCCATTTTGTTTCTCCTATTGTTTGTTTTGTTTAAATGATTTCGTCCACTAAACCGTATTTCAAACACGTTTCAGCATCCCACATTAAATCATGTTTTAATATTTTATTTAATTTTCTGACTGGAACTTTTGTATATTTCTTATATACATTTTTAATTGTGTCCATCATCAAATCTAAATTTTGTTTTGCATCTTGAAACTCTGAATATTTTCCCCAAAAGTTTGATGTTAATTGATGTATTAACATATATGAATGTCTACTAATAAATCTCTTATTACCCACTATTGTAAGAAATGTTGCTGCACTTGCAGCAAATCCATCAACATATGTATAAACTGGGACTTTACATCTCAATATAGTATCCATTGATGCTATTCCTGAAATGATTGAACCACCGCCCGAATTTATATGTAGATGAATAGGATATGGTTCTACATCCAAGTTATTTGCCATTGTAAAACTTCTAACTTGTAATTCACCAATCTTTTTATTTAGTTCTGCTGCACTTTCTCTATTCACTCCTGCATAATAATAAATCTTGTTCTCATGTACTGCTATATGTTTTTCTGTTATTTCTTTATTATTAAATGATTTCTTAACGGGAGTGGTTTTCTCTCCCCAATACTTTTCTTCCATTATGTAATTACTCCTAATAATTCTATTAACATTGCCATTGCGTTTATCTCTTTATCTACTACATGGGTATCGGATGATTCATATCGTGCAATAATCAAAATACATTCTGCTATATGACCCGTCCCATAAGTATCTACTTCATCGTATAACAATCTGAAAAAATCTGCAAAATCTGTAACTTTTGCATCTGCCAGTATTTGTCTTATTTCTGTAAATATTTCCTTTCGTGTTTTACTTTTAGTTTGTATTACTTTTAATAATTTTAATTTATAATCACTCAATATAATTTCTTGAGCATCTAATTTAAGTTCATTCTTTACAACTTGTCGTTGTGATGTATTTATAACTTTTCTAATATCTGGATATCCACCATTGATAATAGTTGCTATATCATCTACTTTAAAAATTACATTCTCATTTTTTAATATATTTGATAAATGTACCGCCACTTCTTTCTTTGATGGTGGAATAATCTGAAATGATTGACACCGTGATTGTATGGGGTCTATAATTCTCTCTACATAATTACAAGTTAGTATAAACCTACAATGTTTTGAGAATGTTTCCATAAGATTACGAAGTGCCGCCTGTGCATTTGGTGTAATGTAATCACACTCATCAAGAATAATAATCTTCATATCCTTAAATCCCATAGTGGATGCAAAGGTCTTCACTTTAGTTCTAACAGTATCTACATTATTCTCATCACTAGCATTAATATATAGATAATCACATTCTATATTATTAACAAGTAATTTAGCGAGAGTGGTCTTACCTGTACCAGCTCTTCCGTACAGTAAAAGATGTGGCAAGTCACCACTCTCAAGGTATATAGACACTTTACTTTTGAGATGTTCATTCCCAATGTAAGTATCCATTGTTGAAGGCCGATATCTTTCTACCCATAAATAATTAGACATTAATCAGCTTCAGTTGTAGCTACTAACCAATATGTAGCGGTGTAATGATCTATTTTAAAACTAATTTTAGCTATTCCTTCACTACTAACTTGTAAAAATGCACTTTCACATTCTTTGTTAGCGTGTAATATCTCTTTAAAATATTCTGCATTAAAAGAAACATTATCAATTGAACTAAACTCTGAAGTAACTACTGGTATCGTAACTCTATTAGTATTTACTGAAGAATATCCTATAACTAACTTTGTAGATGATTCATTAGTAATAACAGTAAAAGTGGCTGTATCTTGTAACGCAGACTTACCAGATATAAACTTGTTGATAACTGATGGTGTCATATTTATACTAAGTTCAAAATTAGGAATATTCTGTAACTGAGGTGGTTCATTAATAATAGAAGGATCACTTAACATATAATTCACTGATGACGCCGAATCTGATATTTTCATTGAAATTGTTTTATCACCCGCTTTTGTTACTGAAACATCAATGTCCTCATCTAATACAGATAGTAACTTTAATAACTGTTCAGTAGTATAAATACCTATATTAGCGTCTTCAAAATTCCATTTATCCATTATAATTGTACCTAATAATGTTTTGTCACTTGATACGAATCTTGTACCTAACTTTAGTTCATTTGACTCACTTCTTAATACTACTGAATCTGCTATACCATTCAAGTGATATTTGTTAATAAAGCGTACTAATCTTTGTTTCTTCATAACTTCTCCTATTAATTGTAACTATATATACATATATATTAGTTTGTTTTCTCAAAATCAAAAAAATCTTTCTATTGTTTTGGACGCATCTGTCGGTTCGTCCCAACCAAGAGCCTCATATAACATCATTATCTTTTTATGTAAAGCTTGTTTATATAATTTCTCAGGATTTATATATTGTCTAATAAAATCTAATACTTCTGTAGGGTCTTCGTAGCCTTTATATGCTATAGTATTTAATCCTAATGGGTTTTGTTTTAAATATATCCATTTAATCTTATCACCATTATGTATTCCAGTATATTGTCTTGATATTTTATTATACTTTAAAAAATCATTATAATATAGAGCACTCTTTACGTGTACTGGTGTTCCTAATTTATGTGATTTAAATATGTCTCCATCAACATTTTTATATTTTCGTAACCCTTTTACACTAATTGGAATAGCTATTTTATTAAAATCCATAAGTTTCATACTATCTTTAAAGTTAATAATAAACTCATCCAACTTTTCTTTAGGAACATCCATCAAAATATCTTCTAATACTTTACTTAACATTTCTCTCATAGCTGTAGGGAAACTTGAACGAACTGTATCTAAACCTTTAATCATCATTTTATTAACTTTTTTACCGTTGTCATTAATAATTTTAAGTCCATATCGTTTCTTCGTAACAAACAATCCACTCTTAGCTATAACTTCTTGTTTAATATCAAATCTATGTTTATCTAAATTACAAAACTTCTTAGCAAAATAATCATAACCTTTATTCAAATATACTTGTACTTCACTCGCTATCTCTAAAATAGCTTTTGACATTTTATCTTCACTCTTAATATCTAAATCAGGAAATCTTTTCTCAACTAATGGTAACGCTGAATAGAAAACTGAATCAGTATCAATGTAAATACAATGGTCTTTTGTGTCATCTAACTCTCTATTGTAAAATACATTACCTATCTTTCTTGTAAACTTAATTAAAGATTGACCAGTAGACGTTACAGCTTCTGCATTATCTAAATCATAAAATCTAAATGCTGGAAGTCCAAGTACACCATATAACGAGTTTAATACAACCTTTTGTAGATATTGTCTTCTATCAAAGTATTCTGATTTCTCTTTATCACCGTCTTCGTAAAATTTCTTTGACAGTTTACGATATTCTACTCTTTCATCAAACCATTTTCTTAATAGTGCTGGAAGTAATCCTGTTTTATCAGTTCTATACATTACACCATTTGTAGCAATTCCTATTTGTTCATTATCCATCATACGTTTTAATTCTGTTTCTGTATATCTACTCAATACATTTCCATCTTGAGTAAGTGAATATGTTTTTTTGTTATCTTTTTTCAAAAACTCTTCAGGGTTCCAACCTTCTATCTTACCAAGTTTAGTTTCAGGTGAAATGTTTAACGACATAATACAAGACGGATACATTGATGTAATATCTAAATCATATACCCAATCGTGTTTACCCTTTTGAGGTTCTTGTACATAAGCACCTTCAAACTTTTTTAATTTACTATTTTCACCTTTTTTACGTCTATTCGGAGCTACAATATTGTTCTTTCTTAAATAAACTAATATGGCCCCTTCAAGGTATCGTGAACTCATAAATACATCTTCATATGGACAATGACCTAGATGCGCCAAACCTCTCGCTATTTCAATAAAATCTAATTTATCATCTATCTTCTTAACCAATTTTACATCTTGTAAGTTATATTGTACAAACTTATTTAAATCATTTTCATATAAATCATTAAGTGTACCTTCATAAGCAACTTTCTTTTCACCTACTTCATAT